CCAAGCGCAATCATGGTGTTGCGGTTCGTCCCGAGCAGGTCCGTTTCGAGCGGAACCTGCCCAGGGTAGATGATCTTGCGGTCCATATCGGCTCCACAACAGGCCCGTCAGTGCAGGCAGTAGGTTGGTGGTCAAGCGAGGAGTGGCGCGCCGTCGATGGTGAAGGCGTCGCCATTGAGGGTCAGGCCGGAGCGGCTGAACTTGTTGATAATGCGGGTCCACGGGATAACCCCGGCCGCCTTGGTGGCATCGATCGTCGCGTAGATGTCGGCATCGGTCACGCGCGGGCCGAGAAAGGACAGCGAGGCGTATTCGGCCTGACTGCCAACACTGTACCCAGCGGGCGCATTGCCGTACCCGGCGATTGTCGCGATGCCCGGTTGTACCGGACGATAGACCGTGATGAACGCCTGCGCCGGCAGGAGTACGGAGCCATAGGCCCCAGCACCACCATAAGAAGTGTATCCGATACCATAGGCCCCGCAGTCCGCTGGCGCCCACGGCTCGACGATAACGGGCTCATTCCCGGTCAGCGCGGTCAGCGCGTCCCTGACGGCGCCTCTCGTCGCGCGCGGACGGAACAGGCCGGAGAGAATGGCCAGCCGGAAACTGTCGTCACTCTGCCCCGACGCCCGGAGCAGGGCAGACCCGTAGAAGTCTCGGGCAATGATATCGAGCCAGATGCCGGTTGCGGTCGCGACGCGGGTTTGCGACCGGGCATAGACATAGAGGCCATAAACGAACGTCAGGACCGCAGCGGCGCCGGTTACCACCGCGTCACGCAGCGGGTTGTCATCTCCGAACCATGGCGGCAGCAATTGGCTGATCCGGCGCTCCATGTCGGCGCGGTCACCGGTTACCATGTCAGCTTACCGTGATCGTGCCGGGGACAATGACCTGTTTCGCCGTCGCCGTCAGATCGGTTGCACTGCCATTGATAAGCAGGTTGCTGACCGACGAGACGCCTTCCGATGCCGAATAGGCGATCTGGATCAGCCGTGACCATGACAGGGTGTCACCCATGTTCAATGCGGCGATATAGTTCGTGATTGCCGTCTCGACCGCCGCATGAACCGCAAGGCTCGAATAGCCGGAGGCGACCCCGATCGTCAGAGCGACATTGGCGTCAACCGGTGTCGAAGCGAATACCGCGAACTGAATGCCCAGCGCGCGCACCGGATCGATCGTGGCGCGGACGTTGTCGAGAACGCCGGACGGCGGCGAACCGGAGCCGTCATCGATCACGGCATAAAACGATCCCGGCTTGTAGTTGCCGCTGTAGTCGTAGTTTTCCGTGATCCGGTCGGTGAGCCCCTGATCCATGGACGTGATCGCGTATTCGATCGCCGCTTTCGTCGCCTTGGACAGCGATGCCAGATAGGCCACAAACCGCGTGCGCAGCGCGGAATCGCTTTCCGCATCGACGCCGCTGATGAATGCCGAAGCGTTGGTGACAGTATCGACACCGCTGATCGACTGCGCCAGCGTCTGGATTGCGCCGGCGGCGGCATTCCCGAATACGCCGGCCGTGGTTGCCTGCACCGTTGCCGTGATGCTCGCGGTGCCGGCAGGCAAGATATAGGCGTTGGTCGCCGGGTCGAATGCCGCCTGGTTCGTGTCAGCGATGACCGCGTATTGTACCGTGACATCCGAGGTCTGGACCAGCGTCCCGACCGGGACGGAGGCCAGCAGCGTGGGCGTGAACCGGGCGAACGTAACTTCACCCACGGCGGCGACCGCCGGCAGGCGCGAAATCCCGTAGTCGGCAACCCAGCTATCGAGATCGGCCCCTGTCGAAGTCGCGGCGCGGGTAACGGTCAGAAGCTGGAGAATGATGGCCTGAAGCCACAACACGACCCCGGCAACCGCCTGCGCAAAGGCGCGCAGGATCGAGCCGACCGAGAAGTCAGCAAGCGCCGAGGCCGAACCCTGCACCGCCGACGCCTGCTCTTCGACCAACTGGTCGAAGGTGCGGGTTTCGAGAGTGGCCATGGTTCAAGCGCTCACGTTAAACGACAGGACAACGGGCTGAGACGTGCCGGCTTCGACGTACCGGATCACCACTGAGAAACCGCCGCCGTCCGCATTGGGCAACTGACTGACCTGAATGACCGGCTCCGGCGATTTCGAGACCGATTCCTCGTGTTGGATTTGCCCCCGGATCAGCGCCCGGATTTCTGCGAGATCGGCGGTTCGGCCGATCCATCGCGGTAAGCCAGCCCCATAGTCGGGATGAAAGATGTAATCGCCGGGATTGGTCAGCAGCCGGCGCAGGATGCGCTGCTGACTGCGGAGCAAGCCGGTTGCACTGGACAGATCGCCCGTATTCGATGCCGAGAGGTCGCCGCCGATATAGTGGTTCAGATCGGCGAGCGTCGTCGTCACTGCGGCCCCCCACTGTTTCCTGTTCCGGTCTGGACACCGCTATGTGTATGCGCCGTCAGGCTGATGCCGTTCGCGGTGAACGTGCCGCTATGCGTCCAGTTGCCGGCACTTTCGATCGTGCCGTCGCCCTTGACGCGGATCATGGCCCCATGCGCGTCCTCGATTGTCGCGGCGCCGTCGTTTGTCAGTTTGAAGGCTGTCCCTGTTTCGTGGACCAGCCAGAATTCTCCGCTCTGGACCGTCAGGGGACGATCCTCGTCGTTGAACACCCTCCATCCGGCCGAGCCGACGCCGCCATCGGTTTCCGAATAGGTGATCTCGATTTCGTCGCCGATGCTTGGCGGTGCGAACAAACCCCAGCCGTTGCCAACCCACGGCGATTGCAGGGCAATCCAGTCGGTAAGGATGTCCTCAGGCTGGAGCCGGACGCGGATCGCGTAGTTCGCAGGATCATAGCCATCGACGATCGCGCGGCGGGTGACCGAGCATTGCCCGATCACTTCTTCGGCGACGCGGCGGGATTGGTTGAGCAGCTCGTGCATCAGCGGCACACCTGTCCAACTTGGCTACCATGGCCGATTTCCGTTGCAAGGTCCAGCCTCATTGCGTCGCTGTCTCCACGTCCTGCGAGATGTTCTTGGCGCCGACCGTCATGCGATAGCCTTCCTCGACCGACATCGACCGCTTCACGCTGTCCGGATAGTAATCCTGATCCCAGCTTGTGCCGGTCCCGCGCACCTGCACGACCATGGAAGCGTCCAGCAGATCATCGCCGGGCAAGTCCGCCTCGATGCGCACCATGTGGCGCACGATTTCGTCGTATCGGGCCTTGGCGATCTTGTAGGCTTCGTCCTGGGTCTTGTTCGGGACAGAAAACCAGTACCGCAGCGGATCGGCGGCCCCGGATTGCCCCGGCTTGGTTGCACGAACATCTTTCGGCCACGATGCCGAGTAGGCGCGCTTGTGCTTGCCGTGCCAACTTCTGACCGTGACCACGACGCCCTTCGCAATAGTCAGGGACCGGTAGAACCGGATGTTCGTGACGTTCATTTCCGGCCAGCCGATCGTTTCCGAGGGCGGAATCCACACCAGCGAATAGCGGGCTTCGGACGGCTCCGGCTTGGGCTGGAAATGCAGTTTCTTGCCGGTCACGAAAACATCGAAATTTTCAAACCGCGCCAGTTCGCACAGGATGTCCCATTCGGAGCGTTCCTGCGTCAGGCTGACGAAGTTCTGCGTGTAGTAGGTGCCGATTGGTGTTGAGGTCGCCGTTACAACAGGCGTCATGCCGTGGCGCTGCGCAAAGGTCGTGGCCACGAAGCTCGCCGGCTTGTTGAGAAAGCTCTCCGTGACCTTGGTGTCGATCAGTTTTGCCGTCCAGTCGCGGCCGGTCAGGATCAGTACCCCGGACAGCGGATCGTATTCGATGTCATCCGTGGCCCCGAGGATACGGCGCTCGCTTTCCTGCGGCACCCATGCGTCGGGATCGGCGGGATCAGTGACAGAGAAGATTTCGCAATCAACGCTGGTTTGCCGGCTGAACCAGTTGATGTCGTGATCGGGCGGCAGGGCGTTGACGGGATAGGTCACGCGGAAGGTATCGGCGGCACGATAGGCGTTGTTATCGACTTCCCAGCTTTCCCACTTCGGAATGAGGGTGCCGTTGATCCGGACGGCCCCGCGTGGGCGACGCCCGACCTCCGGGACCGGCAGCGTGTTGATGTCAGGCATTCAGCACGCCACCGGTGCCCGAAGTGCTGGCCGCCGGCACGACCAGCGTTGTGATCGACGAGACCTGAGGATCGGAAACGCCATTGGCCTGCGCAAGCAACGTCCAGTCGCGGGCATCGCCATATTCGTTGGCGGCGACGTTGAGCAGCGTCGTTGACCCGGTGGTGACCGTCTTTACCCCCGATGTCAGGGCCGTGATGTTGAGTTCCATCCGCCCCAGCCGGCCATCGATTTGCCCGAGAATGCCGGAATTGGTCGCGGCCACCGTGCTTGACGCCAGACCGGAGACGAACTGGCTGACCGGGTTCGGCACCAGCCCCCCTAGCGAGGCGAGGTTCCCGAGACCGGCAAGGGTGGTCGATGCCTCCGCCATCAGCGTCGTGACCACGGCGCGCGCGGTCTGGATCGGTTGCAGGACGGCGCGGACTTCGGACAGGGCGGCGGTGGTGAAGTTGCGGATGCCGGCCATGGTGGTTTCGATGGACTTGACCGCGCTGGTGAGGCTGCTGTCCCCGATCAGCGCCGCCAGCGCCGAGGTCGCCGAGAGGTCATCATTGACCTGCTGCTGAATGCTCGGGGCCGGGACTTCGGTGACAAGCGCGGAATCGTCGGTCACGACCTCGACAGCGATTTGGTACGGGATGCGCCACGCCAGCCGGAAATCGCAGTTCACGTTGCGGATGATGACCGTGTAGGACAGTTCCGACCACGTCAGCTTCAGTGGTTTGCCTGCGTCACAGAGGCCCTTGAGGTAGCGCGCCCGCGCCAGTGCGTTCTCACCGACGAAGAAGCCCGACCATGCCGGGTTGATCGGGCCGGACCCCATGGCATCGACTTGGCGCTTGCCGCCGACAAGCTGGTGAACCACGACCTTCTGTTCGGCACCGAACGGGATGGTTTCGGGGATCTCGAAACGGGCGAACTCAAAGTCGCCAAGGGTGAGCGTGGTCATGGGTTACCTGCTTCCGGGCTGCTGGCGCGCGAACGGGGCGGCGTAGTTGACGCGACCGGACCCGACGTTCGGGCGGCCAGCCTCTTGGTTCTGTCGATGCGACATCACCTTCCCGACCTTGTAACTGTCGAGATAGACATTGCCGCCGTTTTGCGCTGGCCATTGCGGGGCAGGGCGCACGGCATGGATTTTGGGCTTGTTCTGTCCAGTTGCCCATTGATCGCCGGCATCAACCAGCGTCTGCGCGCCTTTCCCCAATAGGATAAGCGGGTTCAAATAGGAGACTTTGTCGTTCACCTGACCGATGAACCACAGGATGCCATTAAGCCCCTTAATCACTTCGGGAAACTGGCTATTGAGTGCGGTGAATATGTTGTTGATTTTATCCCAATTCTGCCAGACGAAAAATGCAGCGATCCCCACCGCGCCTAGAACTCCGGCGAAGCTCGCCATAGCTGGGGTCATGGCCGCAAGAGTACCGCCCATCCCCAAGAACCGGATGATGCCAACCGCCATCATCGACTTGCCAATGACGCTCAAGGCCGCGCCAACGCCAACAAGGCCAAATGCAATCTTCTCTGTCGATCCGGGGTGCGCGGCCATCCATTGTGAGATGCGATCGAGACCGTCCGCGAACTTGACCATGTAGGGGATCATGCGCGGCAGAATCTGATACCCGAGAATGGCGAGCAGGTTTTGCCACTGGCTGTGCAGCGCCATCTCGGCCAGTTGAGGATTGTTTTGAAGCAGAAGGTCGTATGCCTGTTTGCTTGAATTTCCCGATTCAATCAAATTGCGGTCGCGCTCAAATTGCTGACTTTTCCCGATCATCGTATTGATGAACCATTGCGCGTTACGATTACCGAACAGCCCTGAAATAACCTGTTCGCGATTCAGATTGTGGCTTTTGCCATAAGCATCAAGCGCCGGAGCAAGGACTGTGTTAGCCCACTCATACGGATTGGCTTGAAATACTTCAGCGCCTTTGACCGCGCCGGGCTTCAACTGGAGTTGCCCGGTTGAATTCTTCACCACATCCCTAGGGTCAATCAAACCCATTTCTTCCCACAAAGGGATTGCGGATTTTTTCAG